ATGAAGTCCCGCATTGCCTGGACGCCTGGTTTGGATAGTCAAATCCGCGATCTGCGACGGGAGGGCGTGACCTGGGACCGCATCGCAGACAGCTTGGGCCTTGGGCGAAATACCGTCCTGGAACGCGGGCGCAGGATAGGTGCGCGGCGCCCGCCGGGCCGACAAGCCGTGGCGGCGGCCGAAGAACCGCGTGACCGCCTGCCAAGGCAGGCCGGTCATCCGGACACCTGGGGTCTGATCACCGCAGGGACCGTGCTTGAGGGCGAGCCTTACCCATACCCCGTCTTTCTATAAGGAACGAATCATGAACGATATGACTCTATCCGCGCCGTCACGTCTGCACGAAGACATCGACACGGCTTTCATCACTTATCGTCTGGAGGAGGCTGGCGCCACGTTGCTGGCATTGCCTGGCACTGGCTACTCGACAGGCTTACGGACGAGCCAGCTTGATATCGTGCGGGACGCTGAGGCTTATGGCCGGCAGAGCGGCCGTATCCGGCCGGCGGTTCCCTCAGCATCCCGCATTACCCGCATGGACGAGGCGTTGGCCTGGCTGATCCTCATTCCCAAGGAGCGCTATGTGCTGCGGCGCATCGTAGGCGCCAGAAGTTTGGTCAGTCCGGTGACCGAGCGGCATCTGTTTTCATGGCGCAGGCTGGGCACTGTGCTTGGCGCCGATCACAAGGCGGTGCAGCGCTGGCATGGCCAGGGAATCGACATGATCGTCGCCGCCGTGCGTGCGCTGCGGAAAGTCGGGCATTGACCGTGGCAATCATGCTTCGGCCGTCCGTCACGCGAAGCTGACCAGGCATGAGACCGGTGGCGCGGCCTGGCGGAAATCCAGGCCGGGCCTTCCCAGGCGGTCAAACGCGTAGCTGAAAAAAGCCGTTCTTTCTTGAAAAAAAGAACCAAAAAACTTTTGGTCATTGAAACTAGCTCGTTCCAGCCAGCCTATTCAAAGAATCAAAAGTTTTTTGCTTCTTTTTCTAAAAAAGAAGCGCTTTCTTAAATCCGCTGGCGACACCCATTAGACAATGGCCTTAATAATCCCCCGTGACGCGCAGTTTCGTTGCATACGTGCAGCGAGGCGTCTTGTAGACCCCCTCTATGACGGACCCTGTCCGAACCCCCTGAAACATCAGCCAGTAAGGACGCTTGTTGGCATCAAGCAGGTTGAGCTCAGCGGTTAGGGCATTGCCGGTGATTTCGCCTTGCAACTGAAGCGTGCCTTCCGCCGGCGCGAAAATGATCTTGTCCTGGCGGAGGGTCAATGTTGCCCGCGTTGGCGGATCGCACAGCCCGGATTCCGGATTGAGGCTTCCGGCATAGTTCACCGTCCGCGACAAGGCGCACGACGTGAGCAGCACCACAAACCAGCTTCCTACGCGCTTCATGGACTGTCCTGTAGCCCAGGCGCTTCTGGCGCGCAAAACCTCGCCTGAGAAAAATGTCTATACGCAATGAAAATACTCTTGCCCGAGTGACCCATTTTTAGGTATTAGTTCCTTCATGATGGCGGCTTGCGCATGACGGGCAGGCGCACCCGAGCCAAGCAGGAGAGCGAATGGAGGATTGTCCATTATCGCCTTCGGTCTGGCTTTTCAGCACCACGCACAAACGCTGGGTTTCAGGAGGACTTGATGGGGCCGCGGCCGATACGCGCGCCGCAATCCCCAATCCGCGCGCACGGGCGAACAAAGCACCGGCGCCAACGGGGCTGGAACAGTTGACGGACGAGGAACTTGACGAACTCTGTGCCGCCGCCGCCGCCGCCGCCGCCGCCGAGAAAGACGAAAGAGAACCAACTCCGTGAAGCAGTCAGACAGAGCCTAGAGATGTGGGCACGTTACGTGCTTCAGCGGAGTGGCCAAGTCCCGGCCTTGCATCATCTGCAAATCATGAAAGCGCTGCAACGCGTCTCGTCCGGCGAAACCGAGCGGCTGATGTTGCTGCTGCCACCTGGTTCGGCCAAGAGCACGTATGCCAGCCGAATTTTTCCGGTCTGGTGGTTTGCACACCATCCGGCAAGCGCGGTCATCGCGGCAAGCCATACCACCACGCTTGCCGAACATTTTGGCCGGAGCGTGCGCGATCTTGTCGCGGAAAAAGGTGATGCGCTGGGGCTGACGCTGCGGCAGGACGTGCGCGCCGCCGGCAATTTCGAGACCACCGATGGGAGCCAGTATTTTGCCATCGGCGTGCGCGGTGCGGTCACCGGCCGGCGGGCCGATCTTGCGCTTGTTGATGATCCGATCCGATGCCTCAACGACGCGGATAATTTCTCCTGCCGCGAGCATTTGTGGGAGTGGTTCCGCTCGGAATTGCTGACCCGCATGAAGCCGCGGGGCCGCATCGTTCTGGTGATGACGCGTTGGCACACCGATGATCTTGCCGGGAGGCTGATCGAGCGGGGTGGCTGGAACGTGTTGCGGTTTCCGGCTTTCGCCGAAGCCGGTGACCCGCTCGGCCGCGAAGAGGGTACAGCGTTGTGGCCAGAATGGGAAGATCACAATGCCCTGCTGGAGAAAAAGGCGCTGCTTGGCGAGCGCCATTTTTCGGCTTTGTTCCAGCAGGCACCACTTGGCGAGGCGGGCCAGATGTTCGACCCGCGCAAATTGCGGGTGGTGGATAGCGTTCCAAAAGGCGCTGGCGTGCGCGCATGGGATTTGGCGGGCAGCCTTGGCGAGTCCGGCAACCCGGACTGGACCGTGGGGGTGAAACTTGTCAGAGATGAGTCCGGACAGATTTACGTGGACGATGTCATCCGGTTCCGCGCGCTTGCGGCCGAAGTGGCTGCGCGGATCAGAGATGCGGCTGAGCGCGATGGCCGCGACGTGACGATTGGCTTGCCACAAGATCCCGGCCAGGCAGGCAAGGCGCAAATCCTCTATTTGACCCAGCTTCTGGCCGGGCACCGTATCGTTGCGACGCCAGAATCGGGAAGCAAGGCGACCCGCGCAACCCCGGTTGCGTCGCAGATGTCGGCCGGCAGCGTATCCATAAGGCGCGCTGAGTGGAACACCGTGTTTCTGGACGAGTTGGCGAATTTTCCCAATGGCCAGAAGGATGACCAGGTCGATGCGCTGGCGCGCGCTTTCGAGTTGCTGATCGAGAAATCGGAGCCGGCCCGTTTCCGGAACCTCTCGTTCCTGACAAGGTAACAGGCCACTTCGCGCGACAAGACAATCACGCGTTGCCTTTGCCGCCCCTGTACCTAACGGAGTATTTCGGTGTTCAAGACCATCGCCGATCTTATCCCGGTTGACCACGATTATCCGGAGCGAACCAGAGAGCTCGACATTTATCGGAGAATTCTTGACGGGACATTCTATGACGTCCTTCCTTACGAATTTCACGAAGAACGCTCGTCGAGCGGTGATTATATTCCGCTTCGCCAGCGTAGGCCTTCGGTCAGGTATGGCCTGGCCCGGCTCGTGGTCGAAGACAGCATAGCGCTTCTGTTCAGCGAAGCGCATTTTCCGAGTTTCGAGTCCTCGTCGGACCAGATCCGCAAGGCGCTCTCCGACATTGCCCACGACTCCAAACTGAACGCGGTGATGGTCGATGCCGGGCTCAAGGGATCGGTCGGCTCTGTCGCGATATTGATGCGCATCCTAAGGGGCCGGGTCTTCTTCGAAGCCTTGGAAACGCTGTTTCTGTTGCCGGAATGGGACCGCTTCGAGCCTGACCGCCTGACGAGCGTGAGCGAACTCTATAAGGTCAGTGGCGCAAGCCTTGCCGCACAGGGTTATAGTTTGCCTGACCCGGGTGAAACCTACTGGTTCAAGCGGATGTGGGACGAAACCCGCGAAGTCTGGTTCGAACCCGTAGAAGTCGGCCGAGGCCTGCCAACACTTGAGGACGAAGCCAGATCCATTCGCCACGATCTTGGGTTCGTGCCGATTGTCTGGGTCAGAAACCTGCCTGGCGGAAAAGGCATCGATGGCGCCTGCACGTTCCGCAGCGCGATCGAGACGAATATCGAGATCGACTACCAATTAAGTCAGGCCGGAAGGGGCTTGAAATATAGCAGCGATCCAACCCTGCTGATACGCGAGCCTGCTGGTCTCGATGGCACAATGGTTCGAGGCGCCGCCAATGCGCTTGTCGTGAGCGAAAAGGGCGATGCGAAGTTGCTGGAAATCGGCGGCACGGCCAGCCAGGCGGTGATGGACTACGTCCGCGTGCTGCGCGATCTAGCCCTGGAAACATTGCATGGCAACAGGGCGGATGCGCAGCGTCTGTCTGCTCCAGCAAGCGGACGCGCTCTGGAGCTGATGAACCAAGGCCTGTTGTGGCTCGCGGATAACCTGCGCGTGAGTTACGGACAGGGGGCGCTGCTTGGTCTTGCGGCCATGGTGCTGAAGGCCAGTCAGATTTTTCCCATTCGGGCAGCGGGCAAGACGTACACCAAGCTGGATATCCATGCCCAGGTTGGGTTGCGCTGGCCGGATTGGTATCCGGACGATGCGCTGGACGGACAACGCAAGGCGGAAACGCTGATCGCTCTTGTGGGCGCCCGGCAACTGTCGCGGGAAACCGCGGTAAGGCTTGTCGCTGACGACTACGACCTACCTGACGCTGTGGGTGAATTCCAGAAAATCGAGGCTGAAAACAAACATGACGATCAGTGAGTCCGAAGAGAATAACGATCCGGAAGTTTCCGCCCTTCGCCAGAAGACCGAGTTCCTTGAACGACGGGTGCAGGAAATAGAGGCTGAAGCAGCCTCGCGCATTCGACAGACGGAGTTGAAGGCTGAAGCCATGCGCGCTGGCATTGTCGATGTTGATGGACTTAAATTGCTTGATCCCAACGTCCTGTCTGCCAAGGCAAACGAACCGGCCGATGCCGCCGAAATCATCGCTCAACTAAAGGCGCAAAAGCCTTGGCTCTTCTCTCCGGCAAACTCGAGCAGCCCCGCCGTTCCACCCAAGGCGATGCAAGTGAAACGAAAGCTTGCGACCGAAATGAGCTTCGACGAATGGCGTGCTGCGCGCGCCGAGTTGCTAAGGCGGCGTTAGCCGGGATCGGCAAGGCGACGTTTCGGAAACCGGGGCACGAATGGGCCCCTTCCCTCCATAGGAGTTCCAGATGAGCATCGACAACTTTCCGCCTTCTTTGCAGGCCATTATTCAGCAGGGCTTCCTGGAGCGTGAATTCGAACAAGCCCTGCGATCCAAACTTGGTTATCGTGCTTGCGCCGATCGAGAGGAATTTGCAGTCGGTATAGGTGAAACGCTCACCAAGACTCGCGCCGGCCTGTTGCCTGCCGTCACCACACCACTGGCGGCCAACACGAATACTAATCTTGACAACGGGCTCAGCCCCGGGTCATGGAGCGTCGAGCAATACACGCTAACGCTGAACCATTACGCAGCGACCATGGATCTCAACATGGTCACAAGCCGGGTCGCCATTGCGAGCGTCTTTCTGCAAAACGCTTACGTGAATGGAGAGCAGGCGGGTCGTAGCCTCGACGACCTCGCCCGCAACGCACTATTCAGCGCCTATTTCGGTGGCAATACGCGGGTTCGAGCAAGCCTTGGCAGCGCCGGGCCAACCATCTCGGTCGATGACATTCGCGGCTTTACGACCATCTTCGCCAATGGGGTGCAGCAATCCGTGAGCGCCGCCAATCCATTGGCGACCACGGTTGGGGCCGACATCTATACGCTCATTGCCGCGACCGCCGATGCCACCAATGTTTCCACGACGCCCGGTGGCATAAGCGGCACTCTGACCTTCTCCGCAAATGTTTCGACATCCGACGGCACGGCCGGCAATACCATTCAGGCGGCCACCTCCTCGCTGATCCTGCGCCCGAATGGACGGACCAACACGTCTCAGCTCCAGGTCGGCGACACACTGGCCATGAGCAACATCCTCGATGCTGTAGCGAACCTTCGGCTCAACGCGGTTCCCGACATCGATGGTGCTTATAATTGCTATATGGATCCGATCAGCGCCCGCCAGCTCTTCGCCGATCCCGACTTCCAGCGGCTCTTCATCGGCGCACTTTCTGCCAATGAAGTGTTCAAACCCGGTCAGGGCGTGGTGAATGAATTCCTCGGGCTGCGGTTTGTCTTGACGACGGAATCCTATGTGCAGCCGGCTCCGAGTGTCGCCGGCGCCTTGATCAGACGGCCGATCATTGTCGGTAAGGGCGCATTGATCGAAGGCGATTTCGCCGGCATGGCCGCGGACGACGTTGCGCCGAAAGACTCGATTGTCTCGCTTGTCGATGGCGTCTGCATGGTGACGCGCGAACCGATCGACCGGCTGCAGCAGATTATTGCTCAATCCTGGTATTGGATCGGCGGTTTCTGCGCGCCTAGCGACACGACGACGACTGCCTTGACTGTTCCGACAGCAACAAACGCGAATTTCAAACGCGCGGTGATGATCGAGCACCTGGGATAGACTCCCGGAGTCCGATTCGCTCATCTCCCTTAGCCCGGATATCACATGTTCACTGACCAACAAAAGACCGATATCCGGCGCTTCTGCGGATATCCTGCCTATGGCGCAAGCCCGGCAGGAAACATCGGTTGGCGCTTTTTCGTGGCTTACGGCCTGCTTGAGTATCGCATGAATAATATGTCGGTTGACGAAGTCAATGTCGTGCTAAACTACCTCACGACACTCAACCAGCTCGAAGCCGCTGTGCCGGCCGCGGGCGACAACCTCGATACCGACGCAGCCGCCAACTGGAAGCACAATCTGAACGAAATCAGCGATCGATTGCGCCTGTTTGACGAATGGCGCCGGCGGCTTTGCGCATTTTTTGGTGTCCCGCCAGGACCAGGACTTGGCGACGCCGGCTTGACGTTGATCGTCTGATGGACCTCGCTCGCCTCACTCAGATTGTAAACCGGGCACGCGCGATATCCGGACAGCAAACCGGGGAATCCTGCGGTATTTATCGGCCAAATGGGAAGCTATCCCCCATCCAGCCGAATAATCTGCTTAGCCAGACCTATGCCGCGTTTCAAGCCGAAGGTTCCGGTCCGCCCAGAGCGCCGGACCATGGGCAAGCGCTCTGGTGGGCGACCTTCGACGCGTCAACCACACAGGTTGGCGACTACCTGGTTGCGCCGTCTGCCACGTATTTTATTGCGCGACAGATGGATGCGTTACCCATCCAGTGTGTGCAGACCAACCGGGTCGTCACCATCGTACGTCCGACCCCAACCGCACAGGGTGGCTATAACGGATTTTTTGCGACACCTGGCGAGTTGATTCTCTACCAGTGGCCAGCGAGTCTCCTGCAATTTGGTAGCAATAGCAACGCTGCGATGCCCTTAGAAAGCCGATTGGGTAGCTGGGTTCTGCTGCTGCCGGCGCTGCCTGTGGTTGTGTCCGCGGCGGATGTCATCACCGACGATTTGGGATCGAATTACGTCGCCGGTGCGGTCGAAGTATCAACGCTCGGCTGCCGCATTGCCTTGCGCCAGATTGGACCTTAGTTTTTTCCACAATCGAGAGATGGGTTCCGAGCTTGGCTGATCTGTCTCAAGTCGAGGGCGCGCTCGTCGCCGCTGTCACGACGGTGGTTTACCCGAACGGGATCGGTGGAGCGAGCGTGACCGGACTGCCTGTCAGGATTTACCGGGGCTGGCCGACGACTGGTCCGCTTAGTCTTGATCTGGCCCAGGGCGTCGCCAACATAAGCGTTTTCCCCATGCCGGGTGCGACACATAACACGACTCGCTGGTACCCCGTTCAACTTGTGCAAACAGCCCCGCCGACCCTGTTCGCAGCAACCTCTGGCACCACGGTCACTTTTTCTGGCGACACTGCACCTGGACAGCTCGCTGGTATTCTCGCGGATAAACAGCCTTTTGTTTACGCGCCGCTCGCTGGCGATACCACGGCCGTCGTCGCGGCCAGTCTCGCCCAGGCGATCAAGGCAGTGCGCAGTTGCTGGCTCGCCGGCACCAGCGTTACCGTCCCGGGATCACAGCATCTGATCGGCCGCGTGTCGGCGGCCGGCACAACAACGACGGAATGGTGCCGCCAGGAACAGGGGTTTCGCGTTACGCTGTGGTGTCCCAATCCGGCCCTTCGTGACCAGCTTGCTTCAATGATTGGTTCGGCATTTTCCGCGATTGCGTTTCTGACACTGGCCGATGGAACGAGCGGGCGGCTTCGCTATCGCTCCACCGCATGCTTCGACGATGATCAGGACGCTCAGCAATATCGCCGGGATCTGACTTACGACGTCGAGTATGGGACAACGCAGGCCCTGCAGACGCCTTCGATGCTGTTCGGTGACATCGTGTTGGACGGTTCGCCGAATTACGGTTGAACAGACTTTTCGGCTGCACATTGCTCTCGTTGGTCTTGACGACAGAATGACTAAAGAGCCGTTCGCAATATCGAGGAGAAAACAATGCCAATCTTTCAGAGTGGGACGTTGAACACGACGGCGCTCGTTGTGCCGAACCTGTACGTTCAAATTGTCCCACCGCAGAATTTGGTTCTGAATGGCGTTCCCACGAACCTGCTTGGCGTGGTTGGGACAGCAAGCTGGGGCCCCATCAACCAGCCGGTCGCCGTTGGCACCATGGCCGATTACGCGCAGAACTTTGGCCCGCTGGTGGCCCGCAAGTATGATATGGGCACGACAGTCGCGATCGCGGTGCAACAGGGCGCCACGAATTTTCGCTGCGTTCGGGTTACCGACGGAAGCGATACCGCGGCCAGCTACGCTGTCGGCCTTGCGAACGACACATTTGCGATCATGTTCACTGCCGTGAATACGGGAAGTCTTGGCAATCAACTGTCACTTACCCTGTCGCAAAATTCAAATACGGGCGCCTGGCAACTTGTCGTCGCGCTTCCAGGTCTCGTGCCCGAAGTTTTTTCAAACATTACGGGTGCCACGTCGACACTGTTTTGGCAAACTCTCGCGAACGCGGTCAATCAGGGCATCGGCGCTTTACGCGGCGCTTCGCAACTCGTTGTTGCCACGCTGCCGTTAATCCCCAACGCCGTCTCTCCCACCGCGTTTGGACCTCAGCTGTTGGCGGGGGGTACCGATGGCGCTGGAACTGTATCTGAAGCCGGAACCGACACTGTAACCGCCGCTACCCTTGTCGGCCAAGACGGCGCACCCAGAACCGGCATGTATGCCTTGCGGTCCCAGGGATGCGGCATTGCCGTCCTTTCGGACACGGACGATTCCACCCAATGGACCACCCAGGCCGCCTTCGGTCTATCGGAAGGCGTCTATATGATTCTAACTGGTCCACAAGGCCAAGGCCAAAACATCTCGGGCGCGGTTGCCACCATGAATGCAGCGGGCCTGGATTCCTATTCGGCAAAACTGATGCTTGGTGATTGGGTTTACTGGTACGATCAGGTGAACGCTCTGACACGGCTGGTCTCGCCGCAAGGGTTCGTTGCCGGCCGGCTTGCCAATCTCTCCCCTGAACAGTCCAGCTTGAACAAGCCGCTCTATAACGTGATTGGCACGCAATTTTCAGGAACACCAGGCTCTAGCAAGGTTAACACATATAGCGATGCCGAGCTGACGCAGTTGTTCCAAAGTGGGATCGATGTGATTGCGAACCCACAACCAGGTGGTGCTTACTGGGGAGTGCGCTGCGGACACAACACCTCGTCGAACCCGGCAACAAATGGCGATAATTATACCCGCCTGACAAATTACATCGCGGCCACGTTGTCGGCGGGCATGGGTCAATTCGTCGGCCAAGTGATCAATTCCACGCTGTTTCAGAATATCCGTTCAACCATACTCAGCTTCCTGCAAAATCTCCTGAGTCAGGGGATTCTGGGTACAGCCGATGGATCACTTCCTTACTCGGTCATTTGCGAAGCCAGCAATAATCCCCCCTCCATGACGGATCTGGGCTTTGTTCAGTGCAATGTTCAGGTTCAGTTCCAAGGTATAAATGAAAAATTCATCGTCAATCTGGAAGGCGGGCAAACGGTCGTGATCCAGCAGCAGACCCTGCCAAGCAGCACGCTGGTAAATTAGATTATCACAAGCTTAACCGTTTCTTTCAGTAAGAATAACATGACTCTAGGAGAAGAACATGCCGATCAATGCCTTTTCGATCGGTCGCGACTGTCAACTCGTGGTCATTGGGCCACAAGGTCGCGTCGACCTCACCTACGTGAGCGGCTTCGAAAGCAGGCAGGTTACCCAACCTGTCCGTTTGGACCGGCTCGATGGTGTGCCCATGGGGGCCGAGCTGCCAAAAGGCTGGGAGGGAAGCTTTGAGGTCGAGCGGGGCACAAGCGCGGTTGACGACTTCATTGCTCTCGCAGAACAGAGGTTTTTCAACCAGGGTGCAATGCCCGCGGGCACGGTTTATCAGTATGTGACTGAAGTCGATGGCTCGATCTCGACCTACCAATATAACGGTGTGGTTTTCAAGCTTGCGAACGCCGGAGCATGGAAGGGAGATGCAAGCGTAAAACAAAAGCTGGAGTTCTTTGCAACCCAGCGGAAGCGGCTCTAAATGACCAGCCCAAGCGAAAGCTTCTTGAAGGATACACAGTCCACCCGTTCAATTCTGGATACGATCGGGCGCCGGATTGAAGTCCGGCGCCTCACGGCACTCGACCGCTTGCGATTATTCAAGGCCCTTGGCCCAAGTCTTACGCAAAATGCGCTGTACCTAGGGATGGCCACACTCGCCTACGCCGTAACCACAATCGACTCTGTCCCAGTGCCGCCACCCATCAATGAAGGTCAGCTCGAGGCTCTTGTCGGACGACTAGGCGATTCTGGATTGACAGCGATCGCGGCTGCGATCGCGCAGGATGACGCGGCGCCATCCGGAGCAGCCACAGTGGGAAACTGAGCCGGCACCCCGATCTGGTCGATAGCCTATACCTGGTCCGGAACGGGGTGCCGTTCGACGTTGCGTTCTCACTTCCCCCTGATGATCGTCTGGCGTGGGTCGTCGTCATGGCCCGCTTCGATGGGCTAGAGCTTGATTGGGACAAGCGCACATGGACGAAACTATGATGGATGCGTTGCTCGCTGCCAGCGAAAAACTGGCGGAAGCCATGCGAGCGGACCTCCTTGCCGATGGACAAGCCGCCGAGTTGGACATTCGTATCGAGGGAAACCGCGCGGTCATCGGCAGCCGTAGTCGTGCTCTTGCCGTGCGGGAAGTCGGTTCTTCCGCTTCGCCACCTACAGGCGCGCTTAGTCGATCGGCAAGAGCAGCGATCCCGGCGGTTATTTCGGCGATGCGTCAACAGTTGAGCGAGAAACCATGAAGGAAGCTTTTGAAATTGGGGTTTCGATTGCGCTGTCTGATGAGCTGTCTTCTGGTGTCGCAAAAGCACAGCAGGAGATTGCATGTCTTCAAAAGGCGGTTTCGGCAAGCGGGCTTGGGATCGACGCCATCCGAAATACCGCGTTCAAAACAGCATCTGTCGGAGGTCTATCCCAGTCAGCGCCTCAACTGAAACAAAGCCTTGGTTGGGGTGCCGAGACCGGCATCGCCGATGGGATTTTTAGCAAGCCTGAGATAAGCAGAAAGACTGGGCAATCAGATAATCAGGCGAACGCAGCGGATGAGCTGCTTGACGCAAAGTCGATCATGGCGCTGTCAAAGGTGACAAGGGTTGATTTAGCCAACAACGCGTCCGTGAGCCAAATTAATGACAGGGCACCTCCTACCGCGCGACCGGTCTTGTCCCCTGGCTCCCACCGTTCGTTGAATTCGTTCGCGTCCGACGGCGGAAGGAGTTTGCCGAATGCACAGTCAGTTTCTCCAAAGGACGATGGCGATATGTCACATCTCGCCACTCTGGGCGCGATGAACAGTAGGTTCGATAATTCAGATGCGTATGCCCCTCCTGGTGCGTTCGATTCACGACCCGGCACAGAGGCACAATCTGCAGAATTGGAAGCGGCCGGCCGCGGTCATTTGGGGCCCGTCGGCGTTCCCCTGTCGAATTTGCAGTCGCCACGGCTGGCGAACTTAAGTCTGTTGCAGATGTCAGACAAGGCGGCAGATTTTGACGATGCAACCGCAGATCCTGCGCCATTTTTGGCGAACGCGCCGGTTTATCCGCAAATACACTCCACGATGCAGATGCCAGTTGCGCCCGCGGGTTCAAGTTCACCGCCTCAGCCATCCCATGGCGCTGAGCGTTCATTCCGAACCGGAGCCGGCGACCTGCGCAGTCTTATGACGTCGCCGCCCGCGCTTCGATCCGACCAACGCGGCCTTGACGCAGGGTCGGAAAGTGACTCGGCGCAGCGTCAATCCCAGGGCGACGTTTTTCTGGACGGCATTCTCGTCGGCCGCTGGATATCTCGCTACCTGCGCCGAGAGAGCGAGAGGGCGAATAATGGGCCTAATGGCTACAATCCAAGACGTTCGCAGTTACTACCAGGCGTTACCGTGGGGTAGATATGGCGCTCCTTACACTTGGTGACTTTATCTTCGATCATTTCGAGGTTCCGGAAAGGATCGGCTTTGGCGGCAGGCAGCAGCTTGCTGTCCATAAGCTTATTGGCGGCGCAAGACTCGTTGACACGCTAGGACCTGATGATGCCGCCATTCGCTGGTCGGGCGTATTCTCAGGTAGCGATGCCGGCGACCGTGCCCGCGCGCTGGATGCGATGCGCGTGGAAGGATTGCAACTGCCACTTAATTGGGACGCCTTCTGCTACCTTGTCTTGATCGAGACGCTGTCCTTGCAGTTCAATAACCCCTGGTGGGTCCCATATCAGATTTCCTGCCTTGTCGTGCGAGATTTGGCCGAAGCAGGCGAGGCAATCGTGCCGTCCCTGGCCGACTCGTTGTTCGCCGACTTATCCGCGGCCGGCCTTTATACCGATACGTCTGGCGCCATAGCCGCTACTCAGGTTGCCGGTGCGCTGTTCGAAGGAAGCACACAATATGCGGCAGCAGCGACTACCCTTCAGACAACATCGTCTTCGATCGATCGGACCATCGCTTTGTGCCAAAATGGGTTGAATTCTTCCCAACTATCAACGGTTGTCAGCAGCAGCGGCTCGCTTGCGCAGCTCTACGCGGCTAGGGCCTACATTCAACGCGCCATCGCCAATTTGGACAATACGAGCACATGACCCAGGTGATCAACGTTTTGCAGGGCAATCTCTTCCAGATTTCCGCGACATATCTGCGGGATGCAACCCAATGGGTGCGAATTGCCGCCCTCAATGGCATTCAGGACCCGTGGCTGTCAGGCGGTCAGGTGATTACCCTGATCCTGCCCGATATCGATCTGTCCGCCGGGGGCGGCGTTGGCCAGCAGTAGTTCCCGAAGTGTCGATGCCGCAGTCATTGTCAACGGCGCTGCGACGGCCGGCATCACCGACGTCACAGTTTCCAGTGACTCGTATTTTTCGGCTAGCCGATTCAGGCTCAAATCATCGCTTGCCGCAACCGGATACGATATTTGGGCACAGGATTTGCTGCAGATCAACATAAGACTGTCCGTCAATGGCGGCTGGGTGGATCTTTTGCTCGGCAATGCCGACAAAATATCGGTCGACTCGCGGGAAAACGAAATAACGGTTGAAGGCCGTGATCTGACGGCGCGCTTCATTGACTCGCAAATCCAGCAGAGCTTCGAGAATCAGACGTCGAGCGACGTCGCGACTCACCTCGCTAGCCGGCATAATTTGACACCGAATGTCACGGCTACGACGTCGCTCATCGGCCGGGATTTTCAGAGTAACTATGTCCGAACGCTCCTAGGGCAACATGCGTCCAATATGACCGAGTGGGATCTGCTGATAAGGCTGGCCGAACGCGAAGGCTACGACGTCTGGGTATCCCAATCCACGTTGAATTTTGTTCCGCAAACGCAGGATCCCGATCCCATCCCGCTAACCCCAGGGGATTGCATCGGGCTACAATTGGAAAAGTCATGTATTCTGTCTGCCGGCATTTCGGTTTCCGTGAAAAGCTGGGATATCCGGGGAAGCCAAATCGTTTCCCAGCAAGCCATTGCGCAAGGCGGTGGATCGGGATCGGCCAATTATACTTTCATCAGACCTAACCTAAATGCCCAGGCGGCGCAGAACTATGCCAACCGGATGGCCGGGCTGATCAACCAGCGCACCAGAACGATTTGGGCTGATATGCCTGGCGAGGCAACCATCATGCCCCGCCGAGGGCTTGCCTTGACCAACACAGGCACCGATTTCGATAATATTTACGCTGTCACCAGTGTCGAGCGGCACATTTCCTTCGCGCACGGTTTTACCCAATCTGTGGAGGCGACGCTTCCGTCATGGACTACCTCCTGAACGCGTTCAAAGCGCACGCTTCGCGGATGGATCAATCATGGGGACAGACGCGCTTGGCGGTCGTCAGTTCGGTCGATCCGACAAGCTATACGGCCCGGGTCAAAATCCAGCCGGAAAACGTCCTGTCCGGCTGGCTGCCAATCGCCTCGATTTGGGTCGGTAACGGCTGGGGATTGGCCTGTCCGCCATCCCCAGGGGATCAGGTCATTGTCCTTTCCCAGGAAGGCGATGCGGAGAACGGTCTTATTATCGGCCGCCTCTGGTCGAGCGCCGCGGCGGCGCCAGACGCGCCCGCCGGTGAATTTTGGCTCATGCATCAAAGCGGCAGCAAAATTCAGCTGCTCAATGACGGATCGATTGCCAGCAAAGCGCCAAAATGGGTGCATGATGGCGATTTCCACGCCACCGGAAATGTCTATGACTCCTATAATTCGCTCGCTGATCTCAGGGCGCATTACAATCAGCATGTCCACCCGCCCTCAACGACGCCGCCCTCGACACAAGACTAACCCGATTCGATGGCGCATGACGCGGCTTCGCATCAGCTAGTGTGGGGAACAGGATAATGGTCGGTTTATCGGATGCGGCCCTGTTATGGGGCAGCGATCTTTCCTTTGACTCGACAGGGGATATTGGCCTCGCCAGTGACGCCGCCTTGGGGCAGCAACGTGTGCTGCGGCGACTCTTGACGAACCCCGGCGACTACATCTGGCAGCTCGATTATGGCGCGGGCCTTGCACAGTATGTAGGCCAGCCGGTCAACCCGGCCGCCATCAAAGCAACCATACGCAGCCAGATTTTTCAGGAACAGGCAGTCGCTCGACTGCCAGAGCCGACAATCGACGTGCAGGGTGCCGCGGATGGCAGTTTGTACGTTTATATTCTCTACACGGATTCCTTGACCGGCGGTACGCAGATCCTCTCCTTTTCAGTGAGCTAATCATGCTGTTGCCCCTACAAAACTTTACCACTCTCGTGCAGAACATGGCCGCCGGCGTTCAGGGTGGCGCGGCACAGCTCATAGATCTTTCGGTCGGCAGCGTGTTGCGCGCGCTTCTGGAAGCTTGCGCGGCCGTCGCGTTGTGGATCCAATGGCTGATCCTGCAGGTCCTGTCCATGACGCGCGCGGCAACGAGCGTCGGACCTGATCTAGATAGTTGGATGGCGGATTTTTCTTTTGCCCGGCTGCCGGGTTCGGCGGCCCTGGGACAGGTTACGTTTGCGCGCTATTCGGTGGGCATTGCCACCGTCATTCCTGTTGGCCAAATTGTCAGCACCAGCGATAACGCGCAAAGTTTCGCGGTCATCGAGGACGCGACAAACCCGGCCTGGAACGGCAGCAATGGCTACAACCTTGCGCCAAGCGTTGCCAGCGTCACTGTCGCTGCGCAGGCCTCCACGCCCGGCATGCAGGGCAATGTGCAGCCCGGTGCCATAAGCCTTCTTGCGCAACCGCTTCCCGGCGTGGACACGGTGACGAACGCCCAGGCCTTCGCAGGCGGTGTGAACCCGGAGTCGGATGAAGCATTTCGCGCACGGTTTCATCTATACATCAACAGTCTGTCGCTGTGCACGGACCTCGCCATCCAGTCCGCCATTGCCAGCCTGCAGCAGGGACTACGCTATGTCGTCGTAGAAAATTCCGACACGCAGCAAGACTTCGTGCCTGGCCATTTCTGCGTGGTTCTCGACGACGGGACAGGTTTTCCCCCATCGAGCTTGATCACCAGCGCCAGCGCCGCGATCGAGCTTGTGCGGCCAATCGGCTCCACCTATTCGGTGATACCTCCCGTGGTGCTTTATGTCACCGCGGTCATGACCGTGATCACATCCAACTCGGTCACGGCGGCTTCAGTTAAAGGGGAAATCGCGGCGAACATACAAGCGTTTCTGTCAACCCTGCCCATCGCCGGGACTGCCGCCATTTCCATGCTGGAGGCGATCGCCCACAACACCGATCCATCGGTTGTCAGCGTGTCAGGCACGGAAATCAACGGTGCGCCAGCGAATTTGCAACTTGCATGGAATGAAGTCTGTGTGGTTTCCAGCGTGACGGTGAGCTAAATGATCGGCGACGTTGCGGATTTTGTCCGCCGGCTTCTGACGGTTTTGCCGGCCGGCTGGTTCTCCGATCCGGTTCCACCACCGGGGCAAGGCACAATCCTGCAATCCGTGCTGGCTGGCTTAGGCACGGCCTGGTCCGCCATGTATGGCTTGCTCGCTGATGTCCAGCTGCTTGCGCGGATTAGAACGGCCTATGGCGCGTTCCTGGACATGATCGCCGTCGATTTCTTCGGCGCCATGCTCGCGCGGCGGCCGGGCGAATCCGATCAGTCCTTCCAGCAACGCATTTTGCAGGAATTGTTGCGGCCCAGGGGCACGCGCAACGCCTTGATCCTGATGATCACCGAACTGACCGGCAATCCACCCGTCATCTTTGAACCGGCGAAACCATCCGATACCGGCGGCTACACGGTGGGCGGTGTGGGTTATGGCGCCGGCGGTGGCTGGGGCAGCCTGCTTCTGCCCTATGCGAGCTTCGTCACCGTGACGCCGCCTTCCGGCACGGGGATCGCGCTATTCGCCGGCTATGGCACCGGCGGGTATTCTTATTACGGCGATCTCGACATGATCGCGTCGCCCGTCTCGGATGCCATGATTTTTGCCGCGGTCGAAGCCGTTTTGCCCTCCGGCTACGTGGCCTGGACCGCCATCAAACCCTAAGGCAGGGCCAAGCAAAGGAACAAAAGTCTTTTTGCTTCTTTTTCTTCAGAAAAAGAAGAAGTGTTCTTTTTTGAAAAAAAGAACCAAAAAACATTTATTTTCTATGCAGCGCTTCCGGCGGCGTCGCGGCGCACCGGCAAACACTGCTCTCAAAATCAGTCATCTTGAAAGGCCAGACTCATGGACAGGCAGATCGTCTATCCAGCCAGCATTCCCTTGGACACGGACATACTCGGCGCCCAGCGGGACGCGATGATCGCGCTCGGCTATCTGCTGCAGGCGACCCTTGGCACGACCACGGTGGTGGATGGGCTGGCGTGCACACCGACCTCGCCCGCCTCGCTAACGGTGAACATCGGCCCAGGCTCCATCACGCAACTCACGGTGATCGATACCACGGCCTACGGCTCAATCCCGAGCTCCAGCAATCCATTGATGAAACTGGGCATCAATGTCGGCAGCACACAGTTTTCCCTGGCCCCGCCAACAACCACCGGCCAGTCGATCAATTACTTGATCGAAGCGAGTTTTCTTGAAGCCGACGCGACGCCGGTTGTGCTGCCCTATTACAATTCGAACAACCCCGCGCAACCCTATAGCGGGCCTAACAATAACGGCGCCACGCAAAATACGCAGCGCCTGCAATCGGTGCAGTTACTGGCCAAACCGGCGGCGCCCGGACCCAGCGGATCGCAACCCACGGCATCGGTCGATCAGGGCTGGGTCGGGCTTTGGGTCGTTGCCGTCTCCAACGGCGCCACAGCCATAACCGCCGCCAACATTACGCCGTATCCGACGGCGCCTTTCATCACCTACAAATTGCCCCAGTTGACGCCGGGCACCCACAACATCCAGGCGTTTGGTCCAACAACCCAGGGCAACTGGCTCGTTCCGGCCGGCGTCACTTCGGTCAAGGTGCGCATTTGGGGTGGCGGCGGCGCAGGCGGCGCAGGCTTCACCGCGGCGGGCGGCGGCGGCGCGGGCGGCGGCTATTCGGAAGGTTATTATAGCGTCACGCCCGGCGAGGTCATTGCCGTCTCGGTAGGCAATGGCGGCGCCGGCGCGGGCTCCAACGGCGGCACGTCCAGCTTTGGCGCGCTAGCCTCGGCGAGCGGCGGTGTAGCGGGCGGAAATGGCGGGTCCAGCGGCAATGGCGCGGGCGGCAGTCAGGGAGGCACTGGTGCCGGATCGGGTTTCACGGTCAGCGGCTCGGCCGGCGGTCCCGCCTTCTCTAGCGGCGCCGACTGGCTCAGTGGCGTCGGCGGCTCGGCGTTCGGGGGCGCCGGCGCGGTTTCCGTGGTCGGCCCAGGCGGCTCGGCGGATGTCAATGGCAATAGCGGCATCAGTCCCGGCGCCGGGGGATCCGGCGGACTTGGCGCCGGCGTGGGCGGCGTTGGCGGCCCAGGTCTTGTCCTGGTCGAGTGGTAAGTGCGCCTCGGCCGGCAGATCGCCGCCCTAACCAATACCGCCGCGCCGTCTGCTCCGATCGCGCTCTAGCAGCAAAGGTTGAACCCATGTCGGGCACGGTCGGTTCCAACTGGCAGCCGTCCACGGCACGCGTTGTCGCAATCGAAGGGTTTGGCCCTTTTCCGCGCGGCGTCCTGCAAACGCAGCCTCCGCCTCTCGTTTGGCCGGTCAAGGACCCTGGCGATGTGCTCGACTATGTTGTCGACCTGACAGACGCATTGGCCGGCGACCCAACCGATTCCGCCGCCACCGTTACCGTCGCGATTTATCCCGACAACACCGGCGATCTGGCGCTGCAATCCAGCGGCACCGAAGGCGACCTTGCGATCCTGTGGCTCAGCGGCGGCATCGCCGGAACCGCCTACGCCGTCACGGTTGTCATTGGCACAACCAACGGGCGCAATTTTTCGCGGACGATTTCGCTGCCCGTCGCGGCGCTTGCGACACCGCCAGCCAGCAACAATGAGCTGACAAACGAAACCGGCGCGCCGCTCACCGACCAGACCGGCGTGCCTATTACCATCGATTAACCAATCCGCGTTTGCGAGGCCAGCACCAACATGCCAACAATCAACGAATTGCCAAGCGCCACCGGCACCAATCCCGGCGATGTTCTGCCCATCGAACAATCCGGCGTGACCCGCTCGGTCAGCGTCGCTCAATTGCTCAGCGGCACGCAAGCCACGATCGAAGTACCAAGCCCGTGTGTGCTCGGCCGCGCATCAGCGGGACCTGGCGGGCCGGAATCACTGACCGTTGGTCTTGGCCTTGTCGTGCAGAACGCCAGCATCGCCGCGGACGGTTACGATCACCTTCAGTTCCCGCAATCGGCGGCTTTTCTGCCGACCGATGAAGTGGTCATCAATTCCAGCGGCACGCCCAAGCAATTGCCGATCCCGGCGCTGCGCCCCCTATTCACTGCCGGCACCAACGTGACCATCAGCCAGCAGGGTGTCATCGGCGCAACAACGGATCCCTCCGTTACCTCCGAACTCGGCACACTGACACAGGGGCTTGCGAGCGCGAACGGCTCGATCTCCACGCTCAGCGCGCGTATTCCGGCTGGCGGTGTCGCCGGACTCAACAGCAATGGGCAGGTGACTGCGCCGATTGCGGGCAGCGTCAGCCTTGGCACTGTTCAGGCAGGCGGCACCGGCACGGCGCGCACGCTCAGCACACGCGCGCTGGACGTCGTCAATCTCCTCGATTTCGGCGCGGTCACTGGCGGCGCGGACTGCACCAACGCGTTCAACGCCGCCTTCGCGCAGATTGGCCAGAATGGCGGCGAAATCTTCATCCCGCCCGGCGATTACTGGATCAGCACACCGCTCAGCCTGTCCGGCAAGGCAGTGACCATTCGGGGATGCGGCCGTGGCCAGTCCAGGCTGCATTTCCAGCACACCGGCATTGGTCTCGATTTCGCGCCCAACAATCTGTTCGACAAAATCATCGTAAAGGACATTTCCTTCTACGCCGAAAGCCTGTCTGGACAGACCCAGGCAGCGATCCGGGTGACCTATCCGTCCACCCAAAGTTTCGGCTACGCCACGGTCAGCATCAATGAAGCTGAATTTTTCAGTTATCCGAACCAGGCCAACGGCACGTCGCCGTTTCCGCAGACCTTCCTGCGCGGCGTGATCCTAAACAATTGCTGGAGCTCCCAGATCAGGAATGTCTCCTGGTTCGGACCGCCGGCCACAGCCGGCGCCACAACGTCCGCGACGATCGAGATCAACGGGTCCATAGACACCCGAATCGACGGAATTCAGGCGTATTACGGCAACGCCGTTGTTGTGCAAACAGGCTATTGCGAGGGATTGTATATCCACGCACCCCTCGTGGTCGGCGTGGACTATCTTTTTCTGCAAACCAACGAAACCACTTGGCCGAGCTACAAGCCCAACCAGGCCATGCTGCTCGGCCTGTGGGTCGCGAATGGCGAGCTGAACACAAATCTCGGTACCGTCCTGCTCAACAATGTCACGATCGGTTTCTTCGCCAATCTCGACATCAGCCGCGACGGCGGACCATCGACCGCGCAGACATTCTTCAACCTGACGAATGTCAGCAAAATCCACGTGGCGAACTGCAATTTTGTTGGTGGCGGCAGTTCCTCGGCCGATATCGGTTTCAGTTTCAGCAGCACCTGGAATTCGTCCGACAACATCATCGAAGCCTGCCATTTCGAGGATATGGCGACCGCAATCCAGATCAATGGCGCCAACGGCACGGTGGGCTTGCAAGCCTATGGGCTCAATCTCAGCAACCTCTCACTTGCCACCGCAATCGTCGATCAAAGCTCCGATAGTGCGGCCAATTGCATATCCTTCCACTCGCCGGCGCAAAACACCGTGCCGTCCGGCATCGCCGGCAACAAGGATTTCGTCTGGACGAACGCGTCCGGCCAGGTCGTGTCCTACGTCAACAATATTGCCTCCGCCGCGAATTACGTGCGCTGCCAGCCTGCAACCGCAGGCAACCCGTCGTCGCTGTGCTTCGATGGAACGGATAGCATAGTCAACGGCGTGATTCAGACCAAGGGCGGAAATCTCTACCTCCTGGCAAACGGTGTGGCCAATAACGGTAATCTCGCCAGTTTCACCAATACCGCCGGCTCGACAAATTGGATCGTCTTCGGCAACGCTGCCGGCGGCAACCCAAGCTTCATCACCACCAACACCAGCGGACTGATCATCAATCCGAGAGGTGCACTGACGCTCGCGCCCAGTGGCGGCGTGTTCATGCCTGGGCTGCCAACGATCAGGCCCCCCGCCGGTTCGGGGCAGGTATGGAACAATAACGGCATTCTCAGTATCGCCTAGAACGGCAAATATACCGCGCAACAAAAAACCCAAGCCGGACGCGGCGCCAAGGACCGATAGGTCGAGTTGAGGGAGCCTTCGATGGGCGAGAGCGATCAGCATGTGTTGCTCGCGCTGATTCAAGAGGTGCTTACCGCCGTGCGCCGCGTGCACGAAACGATGGAGGTCAGGCAGGCGCAAGCCGAACAGATGCAGGAGTCGCTCCGCTCGGAACTGCGTATCCTGCGCCAGGATCAACGGGAACTCGAACAGAGATTGCACTGCGTCGCGTTTGAAATGCAGCACGATGTCACCGCGCTGCATTGCGACAATACCGACAACCGGGTGTCGATCGATACACTGGTCACGGCCGTCGAAAGCCTTCGCCGGCCGATCACCGAAATCGTCTTATTGAAATCGCGCATCGCAGGTCTCGTCATCGGCCTTGGTTTCATCGGCAGCGCTGTCCTGTGGCTCGCCGAGCCAGTGTACCGCTGGATTGTTGAAAACAAACTGCTGCGGCCATTTGGCGGGTGA